GAACTCTAACATCGTTCTGAACAGCTATAACACAAGCTGACTTGTGAAAAATAGCACCAGGAATTGTAGATGCAGTACCACCAGTAGAAACTGTATTGGACATATAAACATCAATTCCATAAAGTGAACCAACTAAACCTGACCTTAAACCACGATTACCTTCACCGACTGCATCATTTCTGATAAAGTATTGAGCAATACCAGCAGAAGGATTAAGTATGTCTGCGAATAAAGTTGGATTAACAACCATTGCACACTCGCCATCCATGTAAGGAATATCGTTCTCACCTAAAGTAGCAAGTACACTTTCAAATACACTAGCAGTTAAAGTGTCATCAGCAGAAAGAGCTTGAGAAGCGTTTAAGCCATCTAACTCGCTCCAAATATCAGCATCAACTTGACGAGCAAGAGACTCACCCATCATTCTTGAATACTTTTCTACTAAGTCAGCTTCTGACTGAATCATAGCCACATCTTCAAATAATTTTGCAACGTATTTGTGTTTATTAATTGTTAACTGAGTTTCTGTTGTTGCAGTAGCATCATAGCTAACATCTGCACCAGCAGACTTGTCACTAGCACTTATTAAGCTCATTTCAGGAATATGTATTACATCTCCATAGCCTTTCCCACCAATAAGAGCAGAATAGTCATCAATTAACCCACGAAAGACAGTTTTTCTTTCAAAGAATTTATAGATGCCATCAGCCCAAATTTCAGGTATAAAATGCTGGTCTGTTGTAGTGGTAACTGGATTACCTTGATAATGTTTAGACATTTATTATTACCTTTTCATGTATGAATCTAATATTGTTCCCCAGTTTCTTCTTCGTTCATCTCCTGACATTTCAGTCCAGTCACCTACTTGTTTTGTAGGAACTGTTCCTTTACTATCAGGTGGATTTACTTTTTCTATTTCAGTAAATTCCTCAACGATACTTAAAAGAGTTTCGGTTTCAACATTAGCAAATTTTTCTCTTTTACTTTCAGGAAGTTGAGCTAAAGCACCCTCACGAAGTCTTGCATCCATTGCTTCCCATCTTTCCTTAAAAGGTTTGTAGGATTCAATTTCACCAGCAAGGTCTGCATTCAGTTCTTGCCACTTTTCTTCTTCACGAAGTTTTGCTCTTCTCTCTTCTTCCTCTTTTGTTTTAAAAGACTCAAGACTTTCCCTAAGTTGATTTCTTTCTGAAATAACTTCATTCAATCTTGAAATCGGTACATTGTTTTCGACTTGTGTGTCGGCTTCCTGTTTTACATCTGTTTCGATGGTTTTTTCTTCTGACATTTTTACCTCTTAAGTGAGTTATTAATTTATGCAAAATTTCCTTGCATAAGATATACATGATAAACTAACTTAAAACACTATTCTAATGCAAGAAAAAAATTACGAATTTAAGAAAAAGTGGTTTAAATATCTTAATTACAAACCACATGATGGACAATTAGCTTTACATTACCCTGAAAAAAAAGATGCTAGATTTCATGTAATTGTATGTGGAAGAAGATTTGGAAAGACTTGGGCTAGTGCAATGGAGGCTACTTTTGTAGCATCACAACCTAATAAAAGAATATGGGTTGTTGGAATGTCTTATAGAAAAGCTAGGCTTATATTTCGTGAGATTTGGCAAAGAATGGTTATAGGACATGGAGAGGATGTTGATAAAGCATCTGAAAAAGATATGTACATTCGTTTTAAATGGGGAACTACTGTTGAGGGAATGTCAGCAGATAATGCGGATTCATTAGTGGGGGAAGGACTTGACCTGCTCGTAATTGACGAGGTAGCCAAGATGAACAAAAAAATATGGGATATGTATCTTTCTCCAACTGTAGCTGGTCGAAAAGGTAAAGTAATTTTTATTACAACACCTGAAGGTAGAAACTGGATATATGATTTGTATAAATTAGGTAAAATAGATGATGAGTGGAATAGTTATTCTTCTCCCTCTTGGAGAAATCAACATGAGTTTCCATTAGGGATAGATGACCCAGCTATTCTTGAGCGTAAAAGAAATATGTCTAAAGAATTGTTTGGTCAAGAGTTTGGTGCAGAGTTCTCTGTATTTGAGGGCAAGGTTTGGGATTTTAATCGTGAGTTAGATGTAGGAGATTTTCCATACGACCCTAATTTACCTACATATTGTGCAATAGATTTTGGATATAGACAACCAGCAGTTTTATTTATACAAACACAATTTGATGGAACAACTGAGCATATTAGAATATTTGACTCTATACTGCACAAACAAAACATTAAAACAGAAGACCTAATTAAAATGATTAAGGTTAAAGGATACCCAGTTCTTTCATATTATGGTGACCCTGCTGGAGCTAATGTTCAGGGGCAAACAGGTGCTGGTGATATGGAAATATTTAGACGAAGTGGTATAAGAGTTTTATATACACGAGATAGAATGAGTAGAAATATAATAAATAGTGTTTCTCATACTAGAGGATTTTTTGAAAGTGCAGATGGTACTAGAAGAGTCCATGTGCATAAAAATTGCAAAGAAGTAATAGAAGATTTTGAAGAGTACAGATATCCTGAAAGTCAGGATGGTAAACCAATTAGAGAAGAACCGCTAAAAGATGGTTACCATGACCATGGAAACGATGCTTTTAGGTATTTTATAATTAATAGATTCCCAATCAAGAATAAAGAGATGAAAAGGATAAAAAGATGATAGAAAAGATAATGAAGGATAAGTTATCAGAAACAAAATTAATGATGTCTCATGCTAGGAGAAATGAAATAAGAAAACATTTAGATTATTATTCAGGTACTTCTACAGAAGAATATATATCACATTATTTTAAAGCTGATGCATTCAATGAGATACCACCTACAGTAACTAATTTTACTAGAAAATTTATAAATAAAATTAGTAGAATATACACACTAGGTGCAAAAAGAAATGTCGATAGTGAAAGATATGCTGAATTAACACCTACAAAAGATGTACGAATGAAACATTCTGAAAGAATGACTAGATTATTAGGCACAGTTGCTAATAGAATATATTGGATGGATGGTGTATTTGATTATAGACCAATATATTACTTTGAGGCATATTTTGATGAAAATCCATTTAAACCTAGTGCTATAGTGTATCCTTTGTTAAATAATTCATCTGATTTATCAAATACAGATAATTTACAATGGGAATACTGGGATGCTGAAAAATATGGAGTAATGAACGAAGAAGGTGACCTAATTATGCAAGAAGTCAACCCATATGGCATTATTCCTTTTGTTTTTACTCATAGAGAAGACCAAATAGACTCTTTCTTTGTAGAAGGTGCATCTGATATCATAAACTGCAATGAACAGGTAAATATTGCACTTACTGAAATGAATCTTGGTATGAGGTTTAATATGTTTGGACAACCATGGGTTGCTGGATTAAATGCAGACCAAACATTACTTAGAACTGGCTCTGATACTATTCTCGATATGGGTGAAGAAGGTGTTTACAATATTACAAGCCCACAAGGCAATATTATGGAAGCCATAGAAAATATCAAGTTTCAAATGGAACTTGTTGCGTTAAATAATCACTTATTTATACAATTTGCAGAATCAGGTGGAGAAGTACCTAGTGGTATTTCTTTAATGATTAAAGATTTAGATAGAAAAGAAGATTATTTTGATGATATTGCACTTTGGAGAATGTATGAAAAAGAATGGTATGATGTAGAGCGTGTAATTGCAGAATATAATGGCATTTCATTACCTGAAGAGTTTGGAATTGACTTTCAAGAAGTAGAATATCCAAAGACAATACAAGACCAAATAATGAAAGACCAATTCGACCTGCAAAATAATCTAACTACTCATGCAAAAATAATGATTAGAGATAACAAAGACCTATCATTACAACAAGCACAAGCAGTTATTGATGATAATAAGTCAGTTAATGGAATACAGGAGACTCCTAATGCAAATCAAGATGAAAATTGATGCTGATTTTAAAAAACTTGCAAGACAAATACCTAAAATAGTAAAAGAACATATTGAAGACTATGTTAGAAGTGTTGAAAGAGATACTAAGCTAAATATAGATAATTCAACTGATGTAGATGGTAAATCCTTAAATAGAGAATATAAAACAGGACAACCATTAATAGAATCGGGTACTTTATTTAATAGCATAGAGGCAAATAAAAATAAATTGCGTATTGCATTGCATGGTTTTAATCACAATTTTGGCAATTATAAGCATTTAAGAACTGGTACTTATGTGCAAAACTTTGTTGGAATAAATTCTAAATCTGAAAAAGTTTTAGATGAAAAATTTAATAAAAAAATAGACAATGCCTTAAAAAAATAACCAATTCTTGCATATCATATAAAATTATAGCTAGTTTATACTAACAAATATAAGGAAAGTTAGTATGGGTCAGATAGAAGACTTGTTAGCGTACCTAATGACTTTAGAAGCGTTAATAAAAGATTTAGATAATAGATTAGCAGATTTATCAGAGATAGAATTAGCTAATAATCAACTATTGGCATCACTTATTCAGACATCTAGTAAGATGACTGATGGTGTTAGGATTCCAACAAATGAAGAATTGATGGAAGAATTAGCTATGGCATCAGCAGAGCAGAGTAATTGGGAAAAAAATTAATGAAAGGCTACGTTGTATCAGTTTGGTATTGTAAAGCCTGTAGATGGTCTTGGAAAACACTTACAAGAAACATCGATGTAGAAGACCAATGTCCTGAATGTAGCTCATATGAAACACAAAGAATAATTAAAAAAGAAGATTTAGATTACTTAAATTGATTTTCTTTTTCAATAACCAGTTTTTGCCAAGCCTCTTTTTGAGCAGGGGTTTTACGACCTTTTGGGAGTATAGGAACACCCACCGCTATAGCTCTTTCTCGCCATTCTTTAGCTAGTTTACGCTTATCTTGTTTTGATTGATGTCGTACTTTTATAGAATCTATAACTGGTTGTGGCTTTCTAGGCAAAACCTCTATTTGTGGCTCAATATCCACATACTCAGCATCATCAGGTTCTATTTCTACCTCGCCAGTAACTTCAGCATTAAGGAATTTTTCAAATGGACTCTGATGATTGGCTACTTCCACACGCTTAATTAGCTTGCCTGAATGCTCCAAAACCAGCCTGCCAGCCTGAACATTGCCTGCCTCCGCCTCACGAATCATACTATTCAATACAGAGGGTAACCTAGAACCAAATGATATCATATACTTCTGATAGAATACTTCTACAAACTCAGGGTCTTTTAACCATTTATGTATAGTAACAGAAGAAACGCCTGATTCCTCTGCAACATCTTTAATACGAGCATTAGGCTCATTTACTAATAACTCTATAGCCCTAACCTTAGAAGGTTTCCAATGGGTAGGCAAATTAACACTCATAAACTATCTCCAAAACTTTCTAGTTAATTTAATAGACTTTAGTGGGGCAATAAAAGACTTTCTTTTCAAATTTTTTTTAAGACATTCATTTGGCATTTTGATGAGGAAAGGCGATTAACAAACCGCTCATAACGCTCATACGCCCCTAGGGGTGATAATGAGACTCAGTCTCAATAAGGCTCGGGTGCTGGAACTTACGAAGACTAATTAAAAGAGTCAAGTAATAAAAAAATAAATAACTTTTTTGCTTGACTTTATGTAAGGGGTGGGCGTATACAAACAAAGTTTTTTAATTAACAAATAAAGTTCTTGACATTTAAATAAATCTATTGTACTACAACCAAATAATTTAAGATGCAAGTAAAATATTCATGCCTTAATGAGATTGAGACTCAATAAGCCACTTAGTGAATTGGTATAGTGTTTTAACGCTCATATTATAGCCTATATGCTTGGATAGTTAACTAATGGTATGTATGTATGCCTTGCATTGAGTTCGTTGGATTTAGGCGGTTTTCCCTCGATAAATGCAATGTAAAATATTTTCTTATTGAGACTAGCCCCAAATAA